CTATCCGTTAAAACTAAGGTAGAAAATTTGGGTATAGGTGCTAACAATTTGTATAGTTACACAAGTTCAACGCTTAATACTTTATATCCATCTCCTACTATTGAAAGGCAAATGTCTCTGCATGGTTTCTATTTGGTTGGTTCACAAGGTAATGGAGGAGCTATGCGGATACCTAATATTATCCCGCCTATCCCCGGTAAGTATACCGTTTCCGGATGGATTAAAGGTAGTCAAAATACCCCAGTTGGTTTTACTATTGATGTGTGTGATTCTGAAAACGTAATTGTTAAATCAACAGCAGATAACCAATGGAGTTATTTCAAGCATACATTTAACGTAACAAAAAATACAGAGGAACAAAAGGATGTATATAATTTTGTTGATATAGAAAGAATTGATTGGGCTTATATATGGGTAAAAGACTTTAAAGTAGAAGCGGGTGAAATTGCAACCGCATGGAGTCCCAATTTTCAGGATGCAGTTTACAAAGGCGCTGAATATACCAATAGTCAAATTAGTGTAGTCGAAGGTAAGATAACATCCACCGTTGAAAAGATAAATACCGTTGATGGACGTGTTACCGGACTTGCTTCACGCATCGAACAGACCGAAAAAAGTATCACGTCTGTTGTTGGTGATATTAGTGTTATTAATAGTACCACCAATAGGCATATATCAAAGCGAATAGATTTAAGAGGATGGGACAATAATAAGTTTTTCCCGTTGGTTATAAGTATTCCGGTTTACCACAAAACAAGGGTTGAAATAAGTAGGCCTCTTGATGCGGGATACGGAAAACCTTCATATGGTACTCACGATGGCGGTTTTTCTATGAACTTAACGTTTGAGATGTCCGGTTCGGGTTGGGGTTCGTTACCAGCAGTAACCAATATCTTTGACTATACTAAAGCATGGACTTCTGCGGGTGCAAAGATAGTTGTTGATTTGGGACAAATAACTGAAACGTCTACGTGTAGAATGGGTATTAGGGGCGGTTCTATGTATGACGTAACCGTAGATGATACTATTGACCCAAACGTAATCAACGTTTATCAAACCGATTATCACGGTTCATATAATACATCGTTCCCCGTTCGCACCGATGGAACTGAACCCGTCCGCACATACGGATACTATACCGAAATAAAGCAGACGCAGGAAAGCATAGCTTTAACTGCAAACAAAGTGGACGATCAAGGTAGGCGATTAAGTGCGGCTGAGTTAACTCTAAGTTCAGACCACGCAAAATTAAGCGTAGTAGAACAAACGGCAAATTCCGCCAATTCATTAGCAGGCACAGCCAATAACAAAGCTGAAGCCGCCAATTCCTTAGCAGGAACAGCGAACAGCAAAGCCAACACAGTAGACGGTCGTGTCACCGCCACCCAAAACGGCTTAGTCGAAACCGGAATCAACATCACGTCCCGAAAAATCATTCTGAAAGCCGATAACCTGCTATTCCAAAATAACACAGGTCAACAGACAGCCGCCATCAACGCAAACGGCAAACTGTCTGCCAATGTGATTGAAGCTGCGGAAGTGGTGGCACAGGCATTTTCAGCACAGAGGATCACAACCGGAAACCTTACGGTAACTGATGGTGCAAAGATCGGTGCCTGGAATATATCGGGAGGCTCTCTTGTTTCGGCAAGCAATTCGCAGGCTAAGATCCTGTTAAACATGTCCGGTAATAAATTCCTTCGTATTAACGAAGAGGGGGACAGCCCTACAACTTCACGCACTGCATTGATGTCCATACGAAACGACAATTACAGTGGTCTAAGTATTGAATCATACGGAAGTTCCGGTTTTGCTCTAAGATGTTTGGCTAACGCAGGCACTGCAAATTCGATAGAATCGTATGGAAGTCATATTTTCGCCCAAAGGGGCGGTGAAAAGTGGAACGCTCCCGGAATGCTGTGTACCGGATATGTATATCAAGCGGGTACAGTCACTAATGAATGGGGCAACGGGTGCACCTTAACCAGTGCACAGAAAATAGCTACTGGAAAATACAGGATATACCACAGTTTGAAGCATCTGCAGTACGCTGTTTTAGTACAAGGCTTAGGGGGGTATGGCTGGGTATTCGGTCAGGTAGAGACACAAAACAACTCTTATTTTGAGGTTTTAATGCTTGACGCAAACAAGGGTCCCCGTGATTGTCCATTCCGTGTGTTCGTTGTAGGTCGCAATGTTTGGTAAATGCCCATTGTGAGCGCAGATTACAATAATAAATTCAAAAGAAATAGAATATGAAAATCAATTTTAGAAGAATTAAAGTAAAAACAGCTATTGACGGAGAAATTAAAGAGTTCGACGTAGCTAAAACAGTAGGAAACGCTATTTACTGTAATACACCCGATTTGGGTGAATTGGAGTTTGCCCAACGGATATATAAAGAAGGTGAAGTTGAAGTTGACGAACAAGGTGCAAATATCATTCGAAATTACGTTGATCCGGCTCCGATACTCGCAGTGGTGAAAACCGCTATTTATAATGAATTAGATAAAGTAATTATTAACTCCCAAAATCAATAAATTATGTTTCAAGAAGAATCAAGAGCAGTTCAAGTAAACGGTAAAGCCGTTTCAGGAGATTATCAGTACAATGTAAACTACAGTGTCAATAACGATAATCTCAGTCGTCTTCATTGTGAAATCATTAAAACGGTCACGGAAGAGATTGACACCCCTACAGGTAAGCAACCCGTAACCTCCGGGCGGTATATCGGGTATTTGCTGTTAGAATCGGGCAGCAAACAAATGTCTCTTCCGGAGTCGGAGAATGTTGCAGCGCACTTTGAAGTATTCGATCAGATCACCAAAGAGGTAAAAGCCACTTTAGATCCCAAACCGGCATCTAAATCCAAGTAACAAGAATCCGCCCTGTCTTCACAGATGGGGCGGAAAGATGCGGTATAAAGGAAATGAATAATAACCGTAGTTTATTCATACCGCATTTGATAATACTTATTTAAGATGTTCTCTCAATAACACGTAAATTCGTATAATTGTTGTACATTCTAATAAAAAAATTATATAGAGTAAAATAGTTCTTATCAACATAGGTTGCATCATAGCTATGATGGTTTGCTACTTTTAGGGAATTAGTTTCTTTAAAAAAATAATAAATATACTATTTAAATTTATATATCCAAGAATATGAAAAATTTGAAGATGATTGCATTGATTGCCTTGCCTCTTTCTCCTTTGCTGGAACTCTTTGAGCGCTATGTCTTTGGTGACTGGGAGTTTGTCAAATGGTTGATTGTCCTTGTATGTGTTGATACGGTGCTCGGCTTTGTCAAGCACTGGTTATCCAAAGACATCAGTAGTAAGGCATATGGTATGATTGGGCGTAAGCTTATCATTTACAGTTGTGTATTGATCCTGTCACATGTGATGGGTAATTTCTCGATCGCCGGTCAGGTGGTCGATAGTTTCGTCTGGTTCCGGTATTTCACTTGTACGGCATTAATGATACGTGAGGCCTTAAGTATTATTGAGAACGTAGAAGAGATTTGCCCGGGCTTTTTCCCGAAGGCTATCATAAATAAGCTGAAGGGGTTCGATAATGTTTCGGGAAAGAAAGAGTAGTTTAGATAAAATCTCCCGTCGCTACGCTTAGCGACGGGGAATTACACAAACAAAACAAACAAATGTATAACTTTATCTTCCCAGACCAAGTTTACAAAATATAAAATATTGGAATACAAAGGTCGATTTTTATTTTTAATAAAAGTGTTAATAAAACCGCTAAAAGAATAATATATGCAATATTTTTACTCCAAGAATTAAGTCATAGCGATGTGGTTACAGTGCTTGGAACAAGTAATGTTCTGATAGTTAAAGTAATTCATTGTTTAGCGAGGTTGTTTTAGAATATTTTGACCAATTTGGGATAAATATCATCTCTTGAGACACTGTTGCAACATTCGGTGGCTATCATTACGGAATGGCTGATGTTACATTAGCGATGAAGAAAAAAGCAGGAGTTGTTATTGGACTATTTTTTAATTGAGTCGGTTTTTGACTTATTAATAATGGATGCACATAGCATTTATCTTAAATGCATTTATTATTTTGAAAGATATAGTTTTTCATCTGTATGCAATAAGATACGGTGTACTATCTTCACAGACCGCATAACCGTGTTTTTAAAGTTTAAGCATGTTATATAGCATATTTATTCCTATAAAAGTTCATTGTGTATCTATTAAAAATGCTTATAAACCTGTGGGATAATAATATTTTTTATCATGGAGATATTTTCATGGAGGGAATAAATAAGGATAATTATTGAGCTTGTGTAATGAATTTGTATTTAAAAATGTGAAAACAAGAAATAACGCTTCTACCTTCACAGGCAAAAGCGTTACAAACGGCTATTAAGGCAACAAAGTTATTGATTTATGTTATGTTTTATCTCCTTAACAACTTAACTCTTGAAAAGTTTTATAAACTAATAAAAAAATAAACAATATGAAAACAATTGATTCAATCATTATTCACTGTTCGGCCACGCGCTTCGGACAGGATTTGCGTGCAAAAGACATTGACCGGATGCATAAACAGAGAGGCTTTAATCAGATCGGGTACAATTTTGTAATAGACCTTGACGGGACTGTAGAAAACGGCAGATCCCTGTCTATCGATGGAGCGCATTGCAATACAAAAGGATTCAGTGAGCAGTCGTATAACAAGCATTCGATCGGTATCTGCTATATCGGCGGTCTGGATATTAATGGGAAAGCTGCTGATACCCGGACAGAAGCGCAACGAATAGCTTTGCGCGATTTAGTAGCGAAGCTCTGTAAAGAGTACCCTATTATCGAGGTGCTTGGACACCGGGACACATCTCCTGATCTGAATGATAATGGGGAGGTAGAACTGTTTGAGTATATCAAGGTTTGCCCATGTTTCGATGTCCGGAAGGAGTTCTCTAATTTTATGAAACCTGTAATCATACGGCCATGAAATATTTGTCTTACATTGCGATAGTTGCTCTTATCCTGTTTATCGTGTTCCGTCCGGCAAGGGTGGAACACGTACCGGGTGAAGTGGTCAGAGATACGATCGTCACAAATCGTATTGATACGGTTCGGGATACAGTGCCCGTTCCGGTTTATGAAAGCGTTGTAGATTCGTTCCCGTTCGTTGTTCCCGTCCCTGTACCGAGTGATACAGTTCGAGATACGGTATATTTGCCTATTACGCAGAAAATCTACAAAGACAGCCTTTATACAGCCTACGTGTCGGGATACCGGGCAAAGTTGGATAGTATAGAGGTGTACAGTAAAACGAGGACGATGTTTGTTAGAGAGCGGGCAAAGCGAAAGAGGTTCGGGCTGGGTGTGCAGGCTGGATACGGTTTTTCCGGAAATAAGGCAACCCCCTATGTCGGGGTTGGGGTGAGTTGTAATTTGTGGGAATGGTGATTATGCTCTCCAATAGAAGTGTTATGTTTGTAATATGTAAAACTATAAGGCGAACGAACATATAGAATTGTGGGCTGATAAGCTTTCAGCGTTAAATGGTTGTGATAAGTCATAGGCTTATGCTTTTTGTGAATATAAGCTTATTTCCATGATGAAATATTTCATTGTATGACTGAGTATATTCCTTTGAAATAATCCTATGTACCAGTACATTATTTTAGCAGATTTAATGACTTATGCTTATCTATTAATATGTTAAAACTTAATATTGCAGTTGCAAAAATTAGGCTATGTCGTATTTTTTACTTAAAATTGCACACCAATTTTAAGATTAATAGTTATGGAATGGGCTGAGACTTTACCTAATAGATGTCCTCCTGAAGATGCTATTTCACCTTCAGGAGAGTATTTTTATCGTATATCTAAAGGTAATCCAGTTGAAGATTCGGATTTCTTTTCTCAAAAGAAGTTGGCCCCAGACAAAAAATTCACTGGTGAAGGTATTGACGAGTGTATAATAAGAGCGGTTTCTGTTTATAGCAATATAGAAGATGCAAAAAGAACATTAAAACTTCCCAAATTTAAAGGAGGTTGTATTGCGAAAATTGTTTTAAATGGAGATGATGGGCTTATAAAGAAAACTTTTAAAAAATCTCATTACTCTTGGTGGCGTACGCAGTCTTTTGATTTTACGATTTCAAAAATAGTACAATCATGATTACTAAAATATACTTAGAAAGAATATTGGATTTCTATGATATACCTCAATTGTTTTTGGGTAAAGATATCGTAGGAACTAGATATTTATGTCTCCTGTATAATGATGATACATGTTATCAATATGTCGCAATACGAATTTCTAAAGATAAGATATGCCAATTTTTAGAAAATAGAATAGATCTTCGTTCCTTATTGATTTCTCCTGAAATAAGCAATGATTATTATATTGTTTCTTATTATGATAAATCATATTATTTAGATAAATATGATCAGGCAACCTTACCAGAAACTATGCTACCTGATGAAGGATATTTTTTTGATGGAGAAAGCGACGATGCATCAATAATATATGAAGCTTTAGAACATAAACATCCTGTTATTCATTTAGGATTTGAAGACCTTAATAATTCGCATTCTATCCCAGTATCTACACTATCTGTTTTAACTAACCAATATCAATCAATGATTGCCAATTGTTACAAAAAAACAGGTGGTGCTAAAGATGATAAAGATTTTAAATTGAGGGTTTTTGCATATTCTGCAGCCTCTTTCAATGTGCATATGTATGCAGAATCTTCTTTAGATTTATTTGGCTCCTCTCGTATAGAGAAAACTTTGTTTATTATAGATTCTCTTTTGAAATGTAGTACTAATGAGGAATTAAGAGAAAATCTTGCTCCTTTAAAAGGGCATACAGTTAGGAGTTATAAGAATTTTATTAAGGAATTGATTGACAATAGAATATCCGTAAAATATAAATGGGTGTCTTCAACTGTTGAGTCGAAAGTAATTACTAATAAAGTAGGATTGCCGAGATTGGAAGAAATTTATGAAGTACTAAGCGAATCGTCAGAATTGGACACAGAAATAAAAGAATTTGAGGGCGTCATCACAGCATCTTCCATGAATAATGGTAAATGGTCATTGAAAACAGATGCAGGAGAGTTAATATCAGGAAAGGCCAAAACAGACGAATTATTATCTGGGGTAGTTCTAGGTGAAGTAAAATATAAAATAATATGTGAAGAGATTTTGGAATCCAATAACCTTAGTTCTAGGGAGAAGGTAAACCTTATTTTAATTGAAATCAATAAATTAGATTAGAGCGATGACAGAAGAAATAAACAAGGCGACTTATTTAGTCGCCTTTTCTTTTTACTGTCTTGAATCATTAAACAATCCCGTTATACTACCTATAATCTGATTCAATCGCATCCAGCTTCCAACGCTATTAATATAATCAATTACTTTCCTATTTGCATCATCAACCTTCTGCCTATTGAAATCAATATAGATAGATGTCACCGAAGAGCCTATTTCATGCCCTAACGCTTCGGAAATGGTTTCTTTGGGTATATCCAAGCCTGCCGCAATAGTCGCCCATGTATGGCGCGCCCAATATGTCGTGATTTCCGGGAATAACGGTTCCCTTTCTTTCCTGCCTCCCCTACCCTTTCGTTCGAAATTTCCAATCTTCCGAAGGCCTCTATTCATCGCCATCATATAATTTCTATAATTCCCGCCCGACGTTTCCATAGCGCTTAATAAATACTCTTTCCCTCTATATCGACTAATTATTTCCATCGCTTCCGGCTCAACCTTCACAGAGTATAATTTACCCGTTTTTTCACGCTTATATTCAATTCTATCACCTACAAGCGCCTTTACATTAAACAAGTCTATACCATTAATGCCAATAAGATAAATCATCAGCATGAACATATCTCTATATTCCTTCTGGTACTCCTCACACTCAAAGTCACGTAATAATGCAAGTTGCTCAACCGACATAGACCGTTTGCGGGTCTCTTCCTTTTCTATTGTGAATTTCCTGAAAGGATAAAGCTCAGTTTCTTCATTATCTATCGCATAATTAAATACCGAACGAATATTTCTCAAATGAATAGAGCGTGTATTAACCTTTGTTCCTGCATCCGACATCCATCTATCAAAATTTTCAAGCCATTTGCGGGTTATCGTATCAAACGTGCAATTCTCATCAAATGAAGTGATTTTATTTTTAGTTCCTACATAGCAATCAACTGTATTCTTTTTGGTTTTCGTAGCAATGAAATCATCTATGTAGTCTACAAACTTCTTTTCGGTTGCAGAGTTATTTTTAAGCGCCCTTTCGATTTGCTCTTTCAATGCCCTATCACTTGTCCGCTTTAACTTCCCGCTTTCATCCAGAAGGATTATCAAAGTATCGACTTTGTTTTTTAGGTTCCTAATCGCTACGTTTCTAACTTTGTAGTTTTTGGCCTCTTTTGAGTACTCTGTTCCCGTCCATGTTTCAGGCGTAGCAGAAAACTCGGTACTAACAAGAAACTTGTTATTATGTCTCACGTTAATCTTTATAGGAAATGTTCCGTCTTTCTTAGAACGACGAGTGTCGAGATAAAAATTAGCTGTTGCCATACTATATATATTAGAAGTTTGGTGCAAATTAGGACGCAAAATTTGCACCGGATTTGCACCACAAATATAATAAATACCCGTCAGAAGCCACCAGAAACGGCGCAAGAAAAAGAGATAATGCAATAAAAAAGCCTTCTACGCTATCGTAAAAGGCTTATTATCAGATAGTAGTGGGTACGAGAATCGAACTCGTATTACATGCGTGAGAGGCATGTGTCCTAACCGTTAGACGAACCCACCCGATTGAAAATTAGATTCAAAAAAGAGCTAAGCAATAAACTCAGCTCTTCTTTGTCATCTTAAAGTTGAGATTTGGTGCGGAAGCTGGGGGATTCGAACCCCCGGTACGGTTACCCGTACGTCAGTTTAGCAAACTGGTGGTTTCAGCCACTCACCCAAACTTCCTTTTTAACCGCATTTCCTCTCAAATGCGATGCAAAGATAGAGGGAACTTTTGAACTACGCAAATCTTTCTGCAACAT